CGTACAATGTGGATTATAAGGGCGGCTACGATAACGGAAACCGCGATGCGCGAGAACAAATCATGAATGATACGATGACTCCCGATCAGTTTTACTCGTTCTTGCTTTCTGCGTGCATAAATATGTGCGAATTTTGCAACGGCGGCATCTACATTTGCATGTCTTCAAGCGAACTACACACACTCAAGCGCGCCTTTGATGCCGCAGGCGGACATTGGCAGACGTTTATTATCTGGATTAAAAACCATTTTGCTGTCGCGCGACAGGATTATCAGCAAATTTATGAGCCGATTTTGTACGGATATCCTGCGCGAATCAAGAATCATTATTTTAATTCGGCGCGCAATGTGCCGAACGCATGGGAAGATTTGCGCGAAGTAAAAACTGTCTTTGACGGCGAGTATACGACAATTCGGTTTCAAGGCTTTGAAGTAAAAATCAAAGGGAAAGCGGAGGGTCAAATCAAACGCAAAAAACAGGTTACGGACATTTGGCGTTACGATAAACCGTCAGTCAGCAAAGAACATCCAACAATGAAGCCGATCGCACTTTGTGAAGAGGCGATTAAAAACAGCTCTGCAATTGGCGATATCGTACTTGATTGTTTTGGTGGTTCCGGAAGCACTTTGATTGCGGCAGAGCGAATGAATCGCCGTTGTTTTATGCTCGAACTTGATCCGCATTATGTGGATGTTATAATTTATCGGTGGCAAGAAGCCACGGGATTAAAAGTTAAAAAAATATCATGATTGAGTACCTCTATTATTTATCCGCACCGCTTCTTTTGTTTTCCGGAATCCCTCAAACGTTCCGACTTTTGCAAACTAAAAAGAGTAGCGACATATCACTCGCTACGTACGCATGCACGTGGCTCGCTGTGATGATTTTACTTTTAAATTCAATCCAAGTTGGAGCATCGCCGTTGATTTGGTCTAACGGAGTAAGTCTTTTTACTCTCACGTTAAATCTTTTTTTGATAATCAAATATCGTTATGAAAAAATCCCTCTCGTATGAAATAATCACGCCGGAGAAAAAGGAACAAGAGCGAACGCGGATTCGCAAGCAGATGTTTATTCAATATTTCCAAAAGCATTTTGGGATTATCTCCAAGGTGTGCAATGACATAGGAATCGAACGCTCAACATACTATGGCTGGCGTAAAGATGACCCCGAATTTGCGAAAAAGATTAGAGAGGTAGAGGGCGAACGTAACGATGCCGTGGAGGATGTTTTGTTTTTGCTAATTGCGCAAGAAGACGGTCCAAGTGTAAGATTCTATCTTGAACGCCGCAATCCGGCGTACAAACAAAAAACAGTCAATGAAGTAATTCCTGGAGATCGCACACTTGAAGATTTACTGGATGAATTTAAAAATAAAGACGATGAGCTTTCCAAGCAACAAAACATTGATTCAAAACCTCCTCAAGATTCGCAACAAGCGGGGATTGCAAGTACCGTTCCAATTCAACATAGCCCAACAGTATTACTGGGAACGGAAAACGCGCCGCAACCTGATGGTCAAGGCCCGCCAAAAGGGGCTTAGTAAAGCTATTGATGCAGACCAATTAATTGACTGCATCGTTAAAAGTACAAACGCTGTTGTGATTTCACATGAGGGTGAAGCCACAGAGCGTTTATTTGCTGCAGTAAAATATTTCATCGACAATATGTCGGTGAAGCCAGTAATGTCAATTGACTCCAAAAGTGAATTGAAATTTCCGAAGCGCGGATCATCTTATTTTATCGGAACCGCCGGACAAAAAGCATTCGGACGTGGTGATACAGTTGATCGCGCGCATTTGTCCGAAGCCGCATTCTATCCGGACTTAGAAAGGACAATGAATGGAATTGCGGAAGCATGTGAATACGGACAAATCGATATTGAAACAACGCCAAACGGACGTGAGCAAGTTTTTGATATGTGGCAAAAGGCGAAATCTGGTAAATCATCTTATACGCCAATATTTATTCCGTGGTTTATTGACCGAGAATATTCGGTTGAGAATTTAACCGAAAAAGAAATTGCAGGACTGTCCACCGGTGTTCGTGAAATGTTTGCGATTCCGGATATGGAATTTATCGCAATGCTAACCAAGGAAGAAAAACTACTTGTCGCCCGTGTTGCTGAAGAGTGGAATATTATTCTTACAGCAGGTCAGCTAAAATGGAGGCGTGCAAAAATATGGGATAAAGGAGAAATGTTTTTCCAAGAATATCCGGAGGATGACGTGTCATGCTTTCTTCAATCCGGACGTTCGATATTCAATCACGTTGTTGTTGACCCAAGCCGTAGAATTCCGCTTGATGATTTGGAGTCTTGGAATGCAACCGATGAAGAGAAAAAGGATTTACACGACTGCATACTTTACGGCGGACTGGATGGCGCAGAGGGTACGGAAACCGGAGATGCTCACTCGTTCGCTGTCATTGATTCACGCAAACAGCCAGCCGTTGTTATTTACGAGTACACCTCGAATGAGCCGATCGATGTGTTCGATGCTAAGGTTGCGCGAATCTGTAGGGAATTTAATATTTTTCTTGGTATCGAACACAATGGGGTCGGAGCTGCGCATTGCCTAAAAATGGAATCGTTGGATGTGGATTTTGAATCGTGGGATACCGGCGCGGCTAATCGACCAACAATTATTACCGATCTTGAGGAGGCTTATCGTAAAGAGAATTTAATTGAAACTTATCCCGAAGCGGAGGGGGAATTAAAAACCATGATTTATACTGCAAGACGAACCAATTCAAGCTCGCTTAGAGCAGAAGCGAGTAAGAAACATCATGATGACCGAGTCTTTGCTCGCATTATTGCATGGCAAATGCGGGATATGCCAACAGCTGGTTTGACGGTAATATAATTTGACATTTTCCGAAAGGTGCTATAATGCGACCAATGAGCATCCTAAAAAACATTTTTAGTAAGAAAGAAAAAGCACTTAGTGCCGATGGTATTACCGGAGGCATGGAATTGCTGAAACGACTCACGTCCGGAAATCTTTCGACAACAAATATGCTAGAAACATACAGGACATCTTTGTATGTTTTTGCTTGCATATCCGCAATCGCAACGAAAACAGCGAGCATAGATTATCAGCTTTATAAAATTTTAAATTCAAACGGAGATACGAAGGAAATTGTTACGCATCCATTGCTTGATTTGCTTTATAAGCCAAACGCATTTCAAACAAAAATGGAATTCACGGAAATCACGATCATAAATCTGAAATGCACCGGTGAAGCGTTTTGGTATAAGGTGCGCAATAGTGGTGGTAAAGTAGTTGAATTGTTGAATCTGCGCCCGGACTTTATGACGGTTGTGTTAGGAAGCACTACATACATCTTGGGATATAAATTTAGAAAAAGTGATGGTTCGGAAGTGTTTTTCGCTCCGGAAGAAATAATCCATATCAAATACCCGGACTCTATATCGCAATCACGTGGCATGGCCCCGCTACACCCGGCCAGTAAGCGAGTACAGACAGAGGATTATGCGAACAATTGGCAACGTAATTTTTTCTTAAATAGCGCACGTCCTGATGCAGTTTTTAAGAATCCCGGAAAGAAAATGAACGATGCTCAAAAGAAAGATTTCCGCGATGGTTGGAATAAATTATTCCGAGGGGTTGGGAAAAATTCAAATATCGCAATACTCGAGGGCGGTATGGAATACCAAATTATTTCTCTTTCGCAAAAGGAAATGGATTTTATTGAGTCGATGAAGTTTACGCGTGATGATATTTTAACGGCGTTCCATGTTCCGAAATCAATCGTTGCGATTACGGACGATGTAAATCGCGCGAATGCAGAAACCGCAATGTTTATTTTCCTGTCAGAAACAATCAAGCCGGAGATAACAAGAATCGTTGAGAAGATAAATGAGCAATTGGTTTACATTGATTTCGCGGAAGATTTCTACATTGATTTTAGCGATCCAACGCCGGCGAATCGAGAGCTACAATTAAAAGAATATTCCGAGGGTTTGTCTAGCAAGTATTTGCTCATTAACGAAGTGCGCGCGCGCGAGGGGTTGCCTCCTGTTCGTGGTGGTTGGAGTTTTTACGGTACGCTTATGGACGTACCGATCGGAGGACTTAGTGCGAGCGATGCAAAATCAATTGTGGAAACAATTGAGAAACAGAGTGATGCGAACATGGAATTAATCAAAAAGCATTCCATGTTAAACAAAAAGCAATACAGCTTCAAGGGTCGCTATCAGCTCAAGCAGAAGTTTTTAATGTTTGAGGAAATGAAAAAAAATATTGAAACACTTGAGAAATCCGCCCTCGACATGAAAAAGAAAGCGGCCGAAAAACCCAAGAAAAAGAAAGGGTTTGTTGCAATCTTTAATACCGTGGAATTAAAAAAGATTTACGCCGACATGATCAACAAGAAAATTGATGAACGCGGCGCAAGGCTGAAAGATGCAACCAATGATTTTTTTGCCGGTCAAATGCACCGCGTACTTGGCAACCTATCAACCAAAAAAAGCAAAACAGTTATTAAAAAACTTGATGCGGCCGCAATTCTGAAGTACGACAAAGAGGTCGGACTAAGCATCAAATTCATTACGCCGTACATTGAGCAATACTTGAAAGATTCTGCGCTTGAGTCGTTGAATATTATCGCGCCGCAAGAGGACTTCCACATGACAGAAGCGATACAAAAAAAGATTGAAGCGCGAGCAAAACTTTTTGCGGAAGCAGTAAACAGCACAACGCTTGAGAAGTTAGATGCCACACTCGCAGAGGGCATAAGTGCGTCTGAGGGCATAGCAGATTTAACGGCTCGTGTTGAGCAAGTTTACAGCGATTTTCCAATCTACCGAAGCGAAATGATTGCACGGACAGAAGCAACAGTTGCGAATAATGAGGGGAATCTTGAGGGCTTCAGGCAGTCGGAAGTTGCAACCGGCAAAGAGTGGATTAACGCCGGAGATTCACGCGTGCGCGATGAACACTTGGACGTTTCGGAGGGTGGAGTAAGTGGAGAAATAATCGCACTTGATGCAAATTTTTCTAATGGCTTATCGTATCCAAGCGAGCCAAATTGCAGATGTGTAATTGGACCGGCATTCCTTGAGGGCTAATATTGTTTTTTTAAAATTAAAATGCTAATAATCCCACTATGAAAAAGAAATTAATCGAAGAAAAAAAGAATTTAAAAAGGATGTTGTCTTTTTCGGTCAAAACAATTGACCAAATCAATCATGTTATTGAAGGCGAATTTTCGCATCAAATTGAGGATAGGCAAGGGGATGTTGTTATTCAAGCAGGTTGGGATTTAACAAATTATACACTTAATCCGGTAGTTTTGTGGGCGCACCAACACGGCGAACCACCGATCGCTAAAATGGTCGAAATCGGAGTCAGCGCAAACAATGTATTGGAGGGTAAAATGAAATTCGCTGTTGAAGAATACGAATTCGCAGAAACAATTTTCAAACTTGTTACCGGTGGATATTTACGCGCTTTTTCTGTCGGATTTACAAATAAAAAATATGAAATAGATAGAGAAAATCAAAGGGAATATTTGCTTGAGAATGAATTGTTTGAGGTGTCCGTTGTCAATGTTGGTGCGGATCAATTGGCACTTGCAAAATCACAGGGTCTGATTAATGACAGCGATATTGTTAAAATAAAATCATTGACCGATGAGGAATCAAGTGCTAAGAATCAATGCGATGATTTAAAGGAAGTGGTAAATTTAATCAGCAAATCAAATCAAAATACGATACGCTCCGTTATTAGGGCATTAACTGATGCGCTAAAGGCGGGTGCGGAAGCCGATAACCAAGTTCGTGCAAAGGTCGAACACTCCTCGCAAGAGGGCGGCAATAAAAAAATTTCGGTAACAGTTTTCAACAGGGCGATGAAAGAATTGTTGAAAATGAAGAAAACACTTACTTAAATTTTTTTAAATTCAATTATATGAACATCAAAGAATTGCTCGCAAAAATCGCGAAAGGTTTAACATTAACAGATGCTGAAAAGGCATTTTTGAAAGAACACGCATCCGAGATAACGGATGAAGCAGATAAGAAAAGTTATGCCGATATGTTGGCGGGGGATTCTGGTATCGACATAGAATCAGCAAAAGCCCTCCTTGCAGCTTATGCAAAAGAGGCGGTTTCCGCTGCTGGTAATGCGGAAAGAGAAGCTTTAATGGCTAAAAAGGTTGATGAGCTTTCTAGTGATTTGGTAGGAAAATTCATGAAAGGAGTCGAAGAAAGCCGTAAGCGTATTCTTGATGGCGACAAAAAGGATGCTTCAAATGGGAAAGGTGAAGCAACAAAGAAATGGCTTATTGCTCTAAAAAATAGAGATTCTGCGACATTAAAATCAATAACCGATGCATCCGGTGCATCTCCGGATGATACCGATGCATACGTTACTATTCCAACAGAGCTTCTTAATGAAGTTTTGCGAATACTTCCTACTTATGGCATAGCTCGTAGAGATTGCCGCTATTTACCATTTTCCGGCGCGGGATATGAACGCGATATAACTGGACTTGTTAATGGAGTCACCGTCACATGGCCGGGTGAAAAAGGCAAGGCAAAATCAACGCAACCAAAATTCCGTAAAGTGACTCAACGATTGGAAAAGATGTTGGCCACATGTCCGCTCACGTCTGAAATTGAAGAGGATAGTGGAATAGATATTCTTAATTTGCTTTCACAGCTTTTCGCTGAAGCAATTGGACTTGAGGAAGACGCTCAAACATTCATTGGTGACGGACACCCACACACAGGAATACTTAATTCTGGAATTATCAAGCTTGTTACTATGACAGGCAAAGCCGCGTCAGCCGTAACGATAGATGATTTGATAAAGCTTGAAATGGCGATTAAGCCATCAGTAAGAGCAGGTGCGAAATATTATCTGTCAACAACCACGCTCCAAGTTTTGCGATTGCTCAAGGACAAGAACGATCGCTACTTGCTTCAAGAGCCAACGGCAGGCGGACCGGGGACAATTAATGGACGTGCCTATGAAGAGCTTGAATGCATGCCGGAGATTGGAGATATCGAAAAAGGAGATGCATTTATTGTGTTCGGCAATCTAAAACGTGGTGTGATTATCGGCGACAAAAAAAGAATGCAGGTTAAAATCTTAACCGAGGGCGTTGTAGCAGATGGCGAATCTGGCGAAGTCAATCTCGCACAGCAAGACATGGAGGCAATGCGTGTACGTCAGCGTTTTAGTGTCAATGTTGTATTGGGAGATGCTGTTGGCGCACTCGTTGCAGATGCCGCGGAAGAAAGCTAAAATCACATGATCGCCCCTGCGGGTTTGTTTATTTCCCCGCAGGGGTTGTCAGCGAATATTAAAAATAAAGAAAGTTTCTTAATAATTTCCTATGGCCGCCGCAACAGTAGAAATTTGCGAGTCTAACGGCACAACGCCTACGATTACGCACAACATCACAAATTCAAACATGGGATCAACCGAAGCGGTTAATCTTGATCCTGTGGCATAT